CAAGGTGGAGGAACTGGGAGAGGCTGCCGAAAACGGCGGCAGCATCGACAAGGGCGCCATCGACGGACTGATCGCGATGATCCGCGGTCTGGAGAAGATCGGCGAGATCATGCGGCCGGAAGAAGCTGCCAGGGAAAACCAGATCAGGGATAACGAGGACCTTGCCGATACGCTGCAACGGATCGAGGAACGTATCGTCGAGCTTGCGGGCGAGCTCGCAACTCGAATGGCTGAAGAACAACTTGCAGCCGCAGGAAGCACAGAAGGCGGCGTGTGAATGGCTGATGCGGGGGCGCGCCAACCAGCTTCAGATCGGGTGCGACCCTGTCGGCTGGCTGGTGATGGGCGGACGTGGCTCGGGCAAGACCCGGCTCGGGGCCGAATGGGTGATCGCGCTGGCGCGGGGATTGCCGCCTTTCGCCCGCCCGGGCAACCGGCATGGACTGATCGCTCTGGTGGGCGAGACGCTGGGCGATGTGCGCGAGGTGATGATCGATGGCGCTTCGGGCATAGCCAGTGTGGCGCGCGACGACCGGCCCCGCTACGAGGCGTCGCGGCGACGGCTTTTGTGGCCGAGCGGTGCGGTGGCGCAGGTATTTTCCTCCGAAGATCCCGAAAGCCTGCGCGGACCGCAGTTTGCCGCTGCGTGGTGCGATGAGCTGGCCAAGTGGAAGAATGCCGAGGCGACCTACGATATGCTTCAGTTCGGCCTTCGGCTGGGAGACCGACCGCGCCAGCTCATCACCACCACGCCGCGTCCGACGCCTTTGATGAAGCGGCTTCTGGCCGATCCGTCCGTCATGCTGACGAAGCTCGGTACTCATGAGAACCGGGCAAATCTTGCACCGGGTTTCATCGAGGCGATCGAGCGGCGTTATGCAGGCACGCGGCTGGGCCGGCAGGAACTCGGCGGCGAACTGATCGATGACCGCGAGGATGCGTTGTGGTCGCGCTCCATGCTGGAGCAGGCGATGGCGAATGCAAATGGCACTGAGCTGCAGCGCATCGTTGTGGCGGTCGATCCGCCGGCGAGCTCGCGCCGCACCTCGGATGCGTGCGGCATCGTCGCGGCGGGGCTGGATGCGCAGGGCTTTGCGATTGTGCTGGCCGACGAGACGGTACGGGCGGCAAAGCCGCAGCAATGGGCTGCGAAAGCGATTGCTCTGTTTCACCGGCTTCAGGCCGATTGCCTTGTGGTGGAGGTCAATCAGGGTGGCGAGATGGCGACTGCCGTCTTGCACACTGTCGATCCCTCCGTATCGGTGAAACCGGTGCGGGCGAGCCGTGGAAAATGGCTGCGGGCCGAACCGGTGGCGGCACTTTACCAGCAGGGCAGGGTGCGCCATGCGGCGCGCTTTTCCGAACTGGAAGACGAAATGTGCGATTTCGGCCCGGACGGTTTGCCCGGAGGTCGCTCGCCCGACCGCATGGATGCGCTGGTGTGGGCGATCACCGAACTGACATCGGGCAGGGGTTCTGCCCCGCGCATCCGCGATCTTCTTTAACCGACAGGATTTGCAATGGCTTGGAAATGGCCCTGGCCCCGAACCGCGGGGAATGGCGGTGTGCGTCTTGAAACCAAGGACTCTGCGGGCTCTGGCTTCATCGCCTTTCATGCCCAGGGCGAGGCGAGCTGGACGCGCCGCGACTATGCGACGCTGGCCCGCGAGGGCTTCATGCGCAACCCGATCGTGCACCGGGCGGTGCGGCTGATCGCCGAATCGGCGGCGAGCATCCCCTGGCTTCTCTATGAAGGAAACGGTGAGATCGAGGCGCATCCGCTGCTCGATCTGCTGGAGCGGCCGAACCAGCGGCAGGCCGGCGCGACATTTCTGGAGGCGCTCTACGGACACTTGCTGCTGGCCGGAAACGCCTATGTCGAGTTGATCGAGGCCGGTGTGGAGGCGCGCGAACTGCATCTGCTGCGCCCCGACCGGGTGACCGTTGTGACGGATTCTGCCGGCTGGCCCGCGGCTCTGGATCATCGTGAAGGAAGCGCAAGACGGCGGGTCGCGCTCCACGCCGGCGGAGCTGTACATCTGACGCTGTTTCATCCGCTGGAGGACCATTACGGTTTTCCGCCGCTGGAGGCGGCGCTCATGGCGCTCGACACGCACAACGCCGCAGGGCGCTGGAACAAGGCTCTCCTCGACAATTCCGCCCGGCCATCCGGGGCGCTGGTCTACGCGACCAAAGAGGGCGGCAACCTGACCGACGAACAGTTCGACCGGCTGAAGACCGAACTGGAGCAGGGCTATTCGGGCGCCACCCGCGCCGGGCGGCCGCTTCTGCTGGAAGGCGGGCTCGACTGGAAAGCTATGGGGCTGACGCCGCGCGACATGGATTTCGTGGAGGCCAAGCACTCGGCCAGCCGCGACATCGCGCTGGCCTTCGGCGTGCCGCCCATGCTGCTCGGCATTCCGGGCGACAACACCTATGCGAATTATCAGGAAGCGAACCGGGCCTTCTACCGGCTGACGGTGCTGCCGCTGGTGGCGCGCACCGCCAGAGACCTGTCGGCCTGGATAAGGCCGGCTTTCGGCGAAAATCTGCGGCTTTGGTACGATGCGGATCGCGTCGACGGGTTGACCAGCGACCGCGATGCGCTGTGGGCACGGCTCGAAGCGGCATCCTTCCTGACAGAGGACGAGAAACGCGAGGCGGTGGGCTATCAGCCCCGCCGCGAAGGCGAAGGAGACCTGTCATGACCGACATGTCGCAGGGAAGCTGGTTGTGGGCTGCCAAGGGTGTTGGCGCCATCGCGGGATCCGCGGCATCGCTTGTATATATCCTGCCGCAGGGCCGGCGCGAGGCGGCCTCGCGTTTCATCGTGGGCGTAATGTGCGGCGTCGTTTTCGGCGGGACGGCGGGCCTCAAGGTCGCGACCGACCTCGGTATCGAGGAACGCATCGGGTCCTCCGAAATGGTGCTGATGGGATCGGCGCTGGCCAGCCTGTGCGCCTGGTGGGCGCTGGGCTTCGTGCTGAAGCTTCTGGGCCAGTACAGGCCGGACCGCCCGCGCCGCGATGCGGAAGGAGGTGACGGCCATGAAAGCTGACCCTCTCTCGCACGGCCTTGAACGCAAACTCGCCGACCTCGTCGTGGACGAGGTTGGGGCCGACGGCACCTTCTCCGGCTACGCCAGCCTGTTCGGCATTGTCGATCTCGGCAAGGATGTGGTGGAGCCGGGCGCATTCGCGAAATCGCTCGGACGTCGGAAGGTTTCCGGCATCCGCATGCTCTACCAGCATGACGCGGCGCAGCCGATCGGCGTGTGGACCGAAATCCGGGAGGACAGGCGCGGCCTGTTCGTGCGGGGTCGGCTCACGCTCGGCGTGCAGCGCGCCAACGAGGTGCTGGCGCTGTTGCGCAGCGGCGCGCTCGACGGCCTCTCCATCGGCTTCAAGGCGGTGCGCACGCGACGCGATACGGCTGGCGGTACCCGCCACATCGTCGAGGCCGACCTGTGGGAAATCTCGGTGGTGACCTTTCCCATGCAACCGTCGGCGCGCGTTGAAACCGTCAAGGCAAAACGCCGCAAGCCGTCTGCCGACGATGAAACAGGTGTGCGTCAGCTCACCAGGGCGATCCGCCACGCAATCAGCATCATCAACCCGAAAGGACGTTCTCTATGAATGCATCGCAGCCTGCCCAGCCGCTCGAAACCAAGTCGATGAGCGGCGACCATCTGGATCTGAAGGACGCCTTCGGCGAATTCATGTCCACCTTCGAGGCTTTCAGGGAAAGCAACGACGAGAAGCTTGCCGAAATGGAGCGTCGGATGGGCGCCGACGTGCTGACCACCGATAAGGTGGACCGCATCTCGCGCGCGCTCGATGAGCAGAAGCGGGCCATCGACCAGCTGACGCTGAAGCGGGCGCGCCCGGTTCTGGACCGTGAACAGGCGGCGCTGCCTTCCGAGCACAAACAGGCATTCGACGCCTATATGCGCAGCGGCGACGACCGCCATCTGCGTGCGCTCGACACCAAGGCCATGTCCTACGGATCGGGGCAGGATGGCGGCTATCTGGTGCCACCCGAAACGGAAGCGGAGATCGGCAAGCGCCTTGCCGCCATGTCGCCGATCCGCTCTATCGCCTCGGTTCGACAGGTGTCTTCCGCCGTGCTGAAGAAGCCGTTCGCGGTGAACGGCCCGGCTGTCGGCTGGGTGGCCGAGACTGCGGCGCGCCCGCAGACCAATACGGCGACGCTGGCCGAACTGCAGTTCCCGACCATGGAGCTTTACGCCATGCCTGCGGCGACCGCGACGCTGCTGGAGGACTCCATCGTCGATCTCGACCAGTGGATCTCGGCCGAGGTGGAGGCTGCCTTTGCGGAGCAGGAAGGGGCGGCCTTCGTGTCCGGCGATGGCGTCAACAAGCCCAAGGGCTTTCTCGACTACACTAAGGTTGCCGAGACCTCCTGGGCCTGGGGCTCCATCGGCTACACGCTGACCGGCGTGGCCGGGGCTTTCGCGGCCAACGACGAATCCGACATCCTGATCGATACCGTATATGCGCTTAAGGCGGGCTATCGCCAGAACGCGCACTGGGTGATGAACCGCAAGACGCAGGCGGCGATCCGCAAGCTGAAGGACGGCGACGGCAACTACATCTGGCAGCCGCCGGCCGGCCCCGG